CACATTCCACAACGTAAACGCTGCATACAAAGAAGCCGTGCGCGATCAGCAATCAGCATTGCAAGCAGCTGCAGGCGATGTACTTACCACAGATACACCGGGTCTTTTGCCAGTGCCAGTGCTTGGTCCAGTGTTCCAAGACCTCAACTTTGTGCGACCAGTTGTCACCGCTTTTGGTGCACGCTCAATGCCAAACACACCAAGCAAAACTTTTGTTAGGCCAACAATCACCACGCACACAAGCGCTGCAACACAGACCGAAGGCTCTGCAGTTAGCGCAACGACAATGGTGATCGCATCAAACACGGTTACAAAATCAACTGTTGCAGGTCAAGTCACGTTGACAATGCAAGACATGGACTTTACAGACCCAGCCTCAATGAACATCATTCTTAATGACCTTGCAGGTGAGTACCTGATCAAGACTGATGACATTGCAGCCGATGCACTTGTTACAGGCAAGACTGCATCAGGCTCGACATGGACTGTTACCGCTGGTGACCCAACATCGTTAATCAACTCGTTGTATGACGCAGCACGCGAAATTGCAGAGGACAGCAACTACTTCCCAACACACTTGTGCGTAAGCCCAGACGTGTGGGAAAAGTTGGGTGCACAGTTGGACAGCAACAAGCGACCAGTTTTGGGTTATGTCACCGATGGCATCATGGGTCAAAACTCAATTGGCAAAGTTGGCGGCATGGGCTACAACAACATGAACGTAATGGGCTTACAGCTAGTCGTTGATAACAACTTTGCCTCTGGCACAATGCTGGTTGTTTACGCACCGGGCTTTGAGATTTACGAAGCACAGCAGGGTGTCTTGTCAATCGCTAACCCAAGCACATTGAGCCGCACGTTCTCTTACTACGGTTACTTCTCAACTTTTGTTGCTAAGTCCTCGTTTATTCAGGGCATCGTAATCGCTTAGTCTGTAGCGGACTTATACCGCTATGGCAACTTACTCATCAGCCAGCAAACAATTAATCTCTAACTACGCGTGCATTAGCACCTTAGAACAGTCAGAGATTGTTGTTGGCGAAAACATAACCGTTAGTGGTTTATCTGCGCCGTTCGCAGGCACATTTAAGGTGCTTGACTTACCGCAATACGAGTTCACAGGCGTTGACCCAACCACAGGCGAATTTCAATTTAATCCTGAAGTTGCTCGACCTAACCAGATCATTTACGCAGCTACTGGCGCAAATGTCAATTATGTTGTTGATTACACAGGCAGTGTCGTTTATACGCAAACCTGCACGTGGATCAGTGTTGCCGATCTGGTCACATACTTGGGCGTAACAATTACTAACCCATCTGATGATTACACGTTGGCTACACAGTCAACTAACGCTGCAAACATGTTTTGTTATCGCCGCAGACAAGAGTCTTCGTACAAAGACAGTTTGTCTGTCTCACCGGGTACTGATGCCACGCTGGGCACGCTTATGTATGCGGCAGCGCTGTGGCGTAGTCGAGGCAGCATAGAAACCGCATACGCATCGTTTGACACGATGGGCACACCAACGCAGCAGTCGTTGACACCGATAGTTAAGCAATTGTTGGGTATCCCCCGACCAGCGGTTGCCTAATGCCTGCACCGTACACAGACCTGCTAAACGAGGCCATAGACGATATAGCAGCCACGCTAACGGCGGTAAGCGGTCTGAGGGTAGTAACAGACCCCACTAAACTTGTGCCTAACTGCGTGTTCTTATTAGCGCCTAGTTTTACGACATTTGCAGGTAACGGCAATGTTGTGGCAATGGACTTTCCGCTAAAGGTAGTTGGCTCTGGGCCTGCAGGTTTGCCAGTGCTACGCGAGATTTTGCAAATTGTGGCAAAAGTGTTGGCATCTAAAATTATTGTGTTATCTGGTCAACCCAGCACGATTGACATTGGCGGCGCGTCATATCCTTGCTACGACCTAACAGTTAAAGTGCAGTCACAAACCGCATGATCTATACCATTGCATCGACCAAACTTGGCATTATTGGTGACCCCTACGTGCCAGCCAACGGCATTAACGTGGCAGCTCTTATTGCTGGTGGTTTCATCGTTCAGCAATCCACACCTAAACCTAAGAAACCTGCTAAAACTAGTACAGACAACAACGAGGAGAATTAACCCACATGGCTTCTAGTACTTATCTCTCAAACCCAGTTTTAACAATTAACAGCGTTGATTTAACCGATATGTGCACTGCAGCCACATTGACCTATTTGGTCGAGGCGCTAGAGGACACCGCGTTTGGCACTAACTCACGCAGTTACACGGCTGGACTTGTCAACAACGAAGTGACCTTGACGATGTATGCCAGTTTTGCCGCCACAGAAACTTACGCCACTCTTTTCAATTTGGTTGGTGCAAAAACCAACGTAACCCTGACCCCAGCATCTGGTGCAGAATCAACAACCAACCCGAAGTTTATTTTGACTGGTTGCTACCTTGAGTCATTGCCAGTTATCAACGCCTCACTAGGCACATTGTCAACCTATGACATTGTGTTTCAAGGTGGCGCGCTAACACTTGACGTAACAGCATAACTACGGCCTGCATCGGCCCGACACGAAAGGTAAGGCATGAAAGTTAAATTAGAATTAGACCTACAAGACGGACGCGGCAAACGCGTTATGACCACAAATATGTTTGTTGTCTGCGAATGGGAAAAACTAGAAAACCGCAAAGTTTCTGACGGTAAAGGCATCGGCTACAGCGACATTGCTTGCTGGGCATACCACTTGTGCAAACTTGCTGGTGACTCTGTGCCTGCAACTTGGCGCGAATGGGTTAAACAGCATCCGAACATGGATTTAACATCCGTAGATGAGACAGACCCAAACCCTACGGCGTTGGCACTTACCGAAGACAACTAGCAGAAATGCTGGTAGCAGTAGGATGGTGGCCAACGCACATTGAGTTTGACACGCGCGACCTAGTTACGGTGATTAGTGTTATAGAAAAGAACAACAAGAATAGGTGAGTTTCTATGACGGTCAACACAACGATTTCTGTGGTAGGCGTTAAAGAAACTATTAACGCACTCAAAAAGATTGACCCACAACTGCAAAAAGACTTTAGAGCACAAGCCAACGAGATTGCACAGCCAGCAATAAATGCTGCCAAAGATGTCTATACGCAAGTGCCGTTGTCTGGTATGGCATACAAGTGGAATAGTCGAGGCCGTCAATTGTTCCCATTTAGCGTGGCTAAAGCCAAGAGCGGTGTCAAGTTGCGTATAGATACCCGGCGCAACGCTGTAGGCGTAATTCTGATTGAGCAAAAAGACCCAGCAACAGCAATTTTTGAGACTGCAGGGCGCGCTAACGCAAACCGTTTAGGCGATCAGTTAGGTTTTGTTGGCGCTGGTCGCACTCGACTGATCGGGCCTGCCGTGTATAAAGCGCGGCGAGGCATAGAAACGCAAATGGAAAAAATGATCTTGGATACCGCACGCGTTGTTAGGCAGGCAATGTAATGCTGTCTATACCTATTATCTCAGAGTTTGACGGCAAGGGCATTGACAAAGCGCTCAAACAATTTAAGCAACTAGAAACCGTTGGTGAAAAAGCACAGTTTGCTATTAAAAAGGCTGCTGTACCTGCCGCTGCCGCGCTTGGCGCGGTCACTGCGGCTCTTGGTGCTGCGGTGGCTGCAGCTGCAGAGGATGAAGCACAGTCCGCACAACTTGCGTTGACACTAAACAACGTGACTGCGGCAACAGATGCACAGGTTGCAGCGACTGAGGACATGATCAGCGCTATGTCAAGGGCTACTGGTACGGCTGACAGCGAATTACGCCCGGCATTGGCTGTACTTGTTACTGGCACAAAAGACATTGCTACAGCAACTAGCGCATTGTCGCTGGCACAGGACATTGCTATCGGGTCTAACAAATCGCTTGCTGAGGTGTCTGAGGCGCTTGCTAAGGCGTATGGCGGCAACATGAAAGGTTTGCAAGCCTTGTCACCAGAGATTAAAGCCATGATTAAAGACGGCGCAACACTCGATGACGTGATGAACGTGCTTGGCGGCACGTTTGGTGGTGCAGCGGCAACCGCAGCCAATACCGCTGCAGGCCGTTTTAAGATACTTAAAAACTCGCTTGATGAAACAACAGAATCAATTGGTGCAGCGTTGCTACCTATTGTGCAAAAGGTTTTGCCAGTGCTACAAAAGTTTGCAGATTGGGCACAAAAAAACCCAAGCGCATTTTTGGCTATAGCCGGCGCAATCACCGCAATCTCTGTGGCGATCTTGGCAGTTAACTTTGCAATGGCGCTCAACCCGTTTTCAGCAATCGCGGCAGGTATTGCAGCGCTAGTGGTTGGCGTTGTTTACGCCTACAAAACATTTGAGACATTTCGCAACATTGTTAACAGCGTGCTTAACGGCCTGATCAGTGGTTTTGAAACTTTTGCAAACGCGTACATCTCAGCAATAAACCTGATCATTCGAGGCATGAACCTAATCAACCCGTTTAGTGACATCGCATCATTGCCAACACTGAACTTGGGCAGTATTGGTGGCAGTAGTAGTGGCGCATCCGTTGGCTCTGGTGCAGCGCGTGAGGGCGGTGTTGGCGCAGTTTTGGCTGGCGTGCCGTCTATGCCGGCTATGCCTGCCCCTGCAGCGCCGTTGCCTAGCGCTGGCGTTGGCGGTAGCGGTGGTAGTTCTACTGGTGGTGCGTTTGGTATTGGGCGAGTACAAGGCGGTTTGACAACTTTTGGTAACGCTGAACGTATCGCGGCGCGTACTGGCGGCAATGTAACTATTAACGTGTCTGGCGGTATTAGTACTAGCGCTGAAATTGGTGAGTCCGTAGTCAACGCTATTCGTGCATACAACAGGGCGGCAGGCCCAGCCAACATTGCGGTTGCCTGATGGCTACATCAGTTGTACAAAGCGGCGATTACGAACTTTTTATTGACACAGGGTTTCAGATTGACGCGTTTGTTCTTGATAACACAACTAAAGGCGTGCTGAATAACACGCAATACGTTTTAGACGGCACAACAGAGTTTGCACCAATGTTGGAATACTCGACCAATGTAAACATTAAACGCGGTAGGCGTGACGTTGGCGATCAGTTCAGCGCTGGCACAATGTCGTTTAACTTAAACGATGACCTTGCTGGTGGCACTCTAAACCCGTTGTACTCGTCTAGCCCGTATGTTGACCCTGCAGGGCAATTTACATTAGCGCCTTTGCGCCGGGTGTCGTTTGGCAGATACAACAGTGTTGGCACATTTGTAGCGCTCTTTGTTGGTCAAATTGTGTCTTACGACTACAACTACGAGTTGGGCGGCACAAACACAGTAAGCGTTTATTGTGCTGACGATTTTTATTTGCTGGCACAAACTGCGTTGGCTGAGTACAACGTGAGCGAGGAATTGTCTAGCGCTCGACTAGCAGCCGTCCTAGACCTACCAGAGGTTGCTTACCCTGCGTTAAGTCGTGACATAGAAACAGGTACGCAAACACTAGGCGGAGCAGCTGCGTACACCGTCCCTAACGGCACAAACGTAAAGGCATATATTGACCAAATACAGCAGGCAGAACAAGGTCGCATTTTTATGGCGCGCACAGGCGTTTTGACCAGCCAGCCAAGAATAGGCAACACACTGTCGGGCAGTGTCGCAGATTTCCACGATGACGGCACAAACATTCCGTACAACTCTTTAGGCATTATTTACAACGCTGATCTAATAGTCAACCGGGCAAGCATCCAACATTTAGGTGCTACTAGCCCAGAAGTCGCAAATGACTTAGTAAGCCAAGCCAAGTATCTAATCCAAAATGTGAGCATTACTAATAGCCTGCTACACAACGATGCAAGCGCTCAGGCGCTGGCAGATTACCTACTTGTAGGCGAACCTGAAGCCACGTTTAACGCTGTGCAAACCGATTACCTGATGCTGACTACAGCCCAACGCGAGGCGCTGGCGCTAGTTGATATTGGTGACACGATCACAATTACTAACACAATTACAGGCGGTCAGGTAGCCCAAGAATTGTCAGTTGAGGGCGTAGAAATATCGGTTAACTTAAACAACGGCCATCGAGTCACGTTTTATACGGCCAGCACAGTAATTGTGTACGAGTTCATTCTTAACGACCCGATTTACGGTAAATTAGACATCCAAGACCCACAGCCAGTTTTAGCGTAAAGTAGGAACTATGCCAAACGAACAGACATCAGTACCGTTATTTGCTAGCGGCGAGGTGTTGACTGCTGCAAACATGAATATAAGCGCCGGCACGGGCGTACCTGTTTTTGCTACAACTGTTACGCGTGACGCAGCGTTTGGTGGCACAAGCGAAAAGGTGCTGGCAGAGGGCCAACTTTGTTATTTGTCTAGCACGAATGTTGTGCAGTATTACGACGGCGCGGCGTGGGCTACTGTCGGGCCTGCAACATCTGGCGCGTTGGTGCGTGTTGGTGGCGGCACTTTGTCGGGCGCAACAACAACTTTTGATAATGTTTTTAGTGCTACATACAAGTTTTATTTAATAACGATTTCTAATGGCGAAAACGACTCAAACGCTAATTTAACTTTTCAATTTCGTTACGCTGGCCCAACAACTGAAGCAACAGGATATTATGCAGGCTTGTTTGGTTTTGGTTTTAACGCCACAACTGCCGCTAGTGGAAACAACAACTCAACATCAGCAACAGTTGCTTTGCTTGCTGGCG